AGGACAGTGACGAGCTGATTGATAATGAGACATTTAAGGCTCTTGCTAATCTCTTTGAGTATGATGAAGTTGATAAGGAGTGGAATTTCGATACTGCAATCGGAAAGCGAATTAAGATTTCAGGTTCGCTCGTTGAGAATATGTATGCAAAGGACGAGGAGATTAAGCGATTCAATCAGGTTCAGGGTAGTTATGTAGAGACAAACCCAAGCAAGCTCCCTGACTTTGATTACGCAGAAGTTAAGCTGAGTGGCTACATTAATAAGATTGTTGACGAGACCGTAGGAGAGGACGAGACTCCAACAGGACGTAAGAAGGTACAGTTCCTTTATGTAACAACTCCGAGAGACGAGCTGACAGGCAACTTCCTTGATTTGATTGTTCCTGCGGATATTGTAGATGGATTTGAGGAAACACTTGGAGAGGGAGATAATGCTAACATTGATGTCGAGATTGTTACTGTAACAGTAGGCGGTAAGGCTGAGAGCAAGAAGGGATTCGGTAAGAAGGCTTCTCATGTTGTCGGTGGATTTACTACAACAGAGTATCGTATCTTTGATGGTTTAGTAATCGAAGAGCCTGACGAGGATGATACAAATAGTAAGTTCTTAACAGATAAGGACGTTCGTAAGGCAAAGCAGATGCGTAAGACTGTTGCAGAGGCTAAGATTAAGAAGGCAAAGGAAAAGGCTTCTGAGAAGGCATCTGAGGGTTCTTCAAAGGGACTTGGTAAGTACAAGAAGTCTAGTGTAGATGACGCAGATATGCCTGTAGATGACGAAGACCCATTCTTCAACTAATTTACATTAGATAATCAATTTTGGTTGTCGTAAAAAGTAAACGATTGTAATAGAACTTTATCTTCCAAAATTTTACATAGTTTGTTGTAGTAGTTTAAGATTAAAGAAAATAAGAGGAAAAGATAATGGCAACATCATTTTTAGCAAAGAACAAGGCAAGTAAGAATGCAAATAGAACTATGTATTCGGGTATGAGAGATAAGCGAATTCTTATCTATGGAGACAACTCACAGGGTAAGACAAAGCAAACAACTAGAATTGACCCTGACCATACTCTTGTACTCGCAACAGAGAAAGGTTATACCGCAACCGCATTGATGTACCCACCTATTGATATTACTTCAGCTAGAGATTTTAAGCAGGTAGTACGAGAGCTGACAGATGTTAAGAATCTTGAAGAGAATCTGAATGATTATCATTTGATTATCATTGATGCGATTGATAAGTTGAATGATTTGTTTACAACTTATGTTTGTAAGCAGAACGATGTAGATAAGATTAATCAGATTCCATACGGACAGGGATTTGTACAGGTTCGTACAGAGATTAAAGATTGTATCAATAAGCTGACACAGAGTGGATATGGTATTATCTTCATTGACCATGCAGAGACACAGGACGATTATACAGACCCTGTAACAGGAGAGCAGTACCCATACACAATGCCAAAGGCAACGAAGTCAAAGAGCGGAGAGATTTTTAAGGACTTAGCTGATTTCGCTATCTTCTTGCAGAACAATGGTAGTGACGAGGACGGAAACGTAATCCCATCAACCGCTATTGTATCTAATCGTAAGAATGTATTTGCTCGTTCTCGTTTCACAAAGTGTGAGTCATCATTTGAGTTTTCAGCAGAGAACCTTGTTAATGCAGTTAAGAACGCAGTACATGAAGAGGCAAAGCTCTTAGGAGCAACTTGTGTTGATGACTTTGATGAAAGTGCAATCATTAAGGTTCGTATGACAGAGGAAGACCAAACAAAGAGACACGATGCTCTTGTAAAGGAAATTCAGGAATACGGTTTAGCTTTGAAGACAGATTTCGGAGACGAGTGCCGAGAGATTATGTCTGAGGTAGGAAAGTTATCTAACACCAAGCCATCACAGAACAATCTGTTAGAGAGAACACTTGAGAGATTAAAGGATTTAGCAGACAACAACCATATCATTGTTAACAACGGCAACGAGTAATTATAGCTGAGAGGATTTAATTTATGGCAACAAAGAAGACAGTTGAAAAGACAACACATAGCACTCCTGAATACGGTGTTTGGTATAATTTCTCTGAAGTACTTAACTTCTTTAGAGAGATTAAGAAGACAAATGATGATTTCGAAACATATTGCCCTTGTTTCACTTGCGAGACATTCAGACAAGGCTTTTGGGGCGACAGAAAGCACATTAACGTAGGTTATCCCGAAGACCTTGAGTACATCTATAACAACGTGTGGGAAGTAAATGCAGATTATCGCCCACCTTGTGTTATTACATATGTTAATAGATTTGGAGAAGAGAGACCTTATATTCCTACTAGTCGAGAGATGACCACTGCAAGGTGGAGATTAGTAGAGAAGAAGGATATTCGTTGGGAAGATGAATGGGGCGAGAAATTTGACACCAAGCCTGTCAGCGAATGGTAATTAAGGCGTTACAATAGCTCTATATCGAGCGTAGGCGGTCATAGAACCGCCTATTTTTATATCAGCGAGGATTCTATGGGTAAGAAATTAACAGACGAGGAAAAGGCTCTCAGAGCTAAAATAAAGGCAAAGGAACGAGTCCGTCTAACTGATTACATTCGAGACTTATACGTTGCCAATGGATATGAGTATAGAAAACACTTTCCTATGATGATGAAGCAGTTAAAGAACTATAAGGAAGAATATCAGATTGACGATAAGTGGGCTTATTTTACATTAAAGTATATGGTAGAAGTTGCAGATATGAATTTGTTTCAAGCAGAATACTACAACGGAAGCATTTTGAATCTGTTGCCATATTACACCGAAGAGGCAAAAGAATATTATCAGTTGGCTCACGATATTAAAGAGTATGCAAAAACATTTGAAGAAACAAATGAATATCAAGTTGTAAAGGTTCATCCAAAAGAAACTCGTAAAAAGCTGAACTTGACTTTTGATTAAAAATGTTTTATAATTAGGAGTAAGAAAGGAGAGTTATTTTGAATAGTATTTACAACATATCTTATAGTGGTTTTGTATTGGGGTCTTTAATGAATAATTTGGGACTGCTGTACAATTCTAGCTATCCATTGGACAAGTATGATTTTGAGCCTTTTATCGCTCATAAAATTATATTTGTCGCTCTTACTATGATTAGTGATAGTAGTGATGGACAAGTAGAAGAAGTTGAACCGAAAGAGATTGCCGAATTATTAAAGTCGCATCCTAGTGCGGAAAATTCCTTAATTGACTCACTAAGTAATGGTAATTATGTAGAGTATTTAACAACGTTAAAGAAGTTGGACAACGACAAGGCATATGTATTCTATTACAATGAGGTGAGAAAACGAAGTCTTTTAAGAGAATACAAGGATAATGGTTATGATATTACACCTATCTTTGACGAGGGTAAAGACATTAAGAGCCAAGATGCAAAGCTGAATGAATGGAGTATCGAGGATATTATTGAACACTTTGAGAAGCCTCAGAATCAAATCAGAATGAAATATTTGGTTGATGATGATACGTCAAGAAAGAAAGCAGGAGAGGGTGGCAAAGACGTTTTAGTTAGCTTTAAGACGAACCCTAAGATGGGACTACCTTTTGCTGATAAGTATTTGACAACTCTATGGGGTGGATTTCAGAAGAAACAGTTATATATCCGAAGTGGAGATACTTCTAGTGGAAAGTCGAGAAGTACAATCGCAGATTTAGGTAGTGTTTGTCTTAATCAGTTCTATGACTTAGAGAAGAATGAATGGGTAGACAATCCAATTGGACATGACAATAATGGCTTGTATATCGGTTGTGAGATGACACTTGAAGACGAATGTGACCCTCTATTTTGGGCTTATATCAGTGGAGTGGAATCTTCTAAAATCATGGAAGGTGCTTATACCGAAGAAGAAGCAAAGCGGATTGAGAGAGCAATCGAGATATTAGAGGAAAGTAATATTTGGCTAACAGATATGCCATCATTTAATATCCGAAAGCTAGAAGAAGAAATCAAATATCATAAATCAGTTCATAATATTGATTTCGTGGCTTTTGATTATATTCTCTTAAACTCAGCTTGTGTAAAAGAATTTGCTGAAAGAAGAGGTGGCGGAAGTTTTCGTGGAGACGATGTATTACTTGAATTGAGTAAAGCATTAAAAGATTTAGCTAAGAAATACGATGTCGGCATTATTACTGCAACTCAGACCAATGCCGATATTAAAGATTTTCACATGAGAGATTATCAGGTTATTCGAGGTGGAAAAGCCGTAGCAGATAAAGCGACAGGTGGTTCAATCTCAATGCCTATTACAACTCAGGAGCTAAAACTTGTCGAGCCATATATCGAAAAGAAGTATCGGAACTTCAAGAAT